GATTACATTCAGATTTTCAAGAAATAAAACAAGATGAAAATTTTCTTGAATGGTTAAGGGATCAGCCCGAAAGTATTTCAAATGGTGTACTAAAAAACGGTACTGATTACAAATGGGCAGCTAGAGTAATAGATCTTTACAAAGCTGACAGTGGTACGACTCAGAAAAAAACAAAAGGTAGACCTTCAAAGGCTGCTGAATCTGTAACCAAGACACAGAAACGAACTGTACAAACCAAGGGAGATAAAAAAGTCTGGTCTATTACTGAAATAGAAAAGATGAAACCTTGGGAGTTCGAGAAGTACGAAAAGGATATAGATCAAGCTAGGCGAGAAGGTAGACTAGAACCTTAAACTAGGAGGAATAAGTTATGGCTTTTTCTGCTGCTGGTGGGTACTCCAGTCTCCCTAATGGGAATTGGGCACCTGCTATCTATAGCCAAAAAGTTCTTAAATTCTTCCGCACAGCCTCGGTTGTTGAGGATATTTCAAATACCGACTATGCAGGAGAAATCGAGAATTTTGGTGACACGGTTAAAATCATCAAAGAGCCAACTATTTCTGTCGCATCGTATACTCGTGGTTCAGTTCTAAGCCCACAAGAGTTGCAAGATGACCAACTAACACTGGTAGTTGACCAAGGCAATGCGTTTGCTTTTAAAGTAGACGATATTGAAGAACGTCAAAGCCATGTAAATTGGGAAGCTCTCGCAACTAGTTCTGGTGCTTATGCGCTGAAGAACGAGTTCGATACAAACGTCATTGCTGCTATGGTTTCTGGTGCAGGAACTACAGTAGGTTCTGACGGTTCAGGACAGGATGTTGGTTTTGCTTCGGGTGAAGTTGACCCAATCAATGTTCTAGCTAACCATGCTAGGCGTTTAAACTCAAACGATGTGCCAGAGGAGAATAGATGGTTCCTAGCCTCTCCCGAATTTTGGGAACAGGCTGCACAGACTTCCAGCAAATTGATGGATGCTTCTGTAACAGGGGATGTAAATTCACCTTTGCGTAACGGTAAAATCTTTGCAGGTAAAATCCAAGGATTTTCTTGCTATATGACTAACAATTTTGCTGGAGCATCGACAAGTAACTACTACAAAGTTATGTCAGGCCATATGTCTGCTGTTGCTACAGCTAATCATATTGCTAAGACTGAAGTAGTTCGTGATCCAGATTCCTTTGCGGATATCGTGCGTGGATTGCATGTCTTTGGGCGTAAAGTTATTCGGTCAAAAGGTTTGATCGTTGAACACATCTTAATAGATTGAGGAGGGAATAGAAAATGGCTACTTATGATCATACAACAGGTCAAGGTACGTCTGGACATCCCTCTCGTTCTAGGGGTGTTTACGTCCTTGAAAAAACTGTAGATATTGCTGCTGTTTGTTCAGCTGGCAGTATCAGTGCGTTAACTGCTGCTGATATTATTCAAGCGATTGATATACCAGCGGAATCGTATATTATCCATGCTGGTGTAGAAGTTCTTACCGCTCTTAATGGTACTACTCCTACGCTGGACGTTGACTTTGCTGCAGGTGATGACTTTGTAGATGGCTTTGATGCTTCAGGTACTGGTTATGCTGCTGCAGGTACTAACGGTCATGTGGATTATACGGCTGTTACTACTTTTTCCAATCGTGTCACTAGTGCTGATACGATTGATATTAAAGTAAATGCAGGTGCGAATGACGTTTCAACTAGTAAAATTCGGGTATATGTAATTCTTGCAGATATTTCGGGTCTGGATGAAACTGATTCACTTCAAGCAGTAACATTCTAAATTAACTGGAAGAGGGAGGGACTAGTTCTCTCCCCCTTCTTTAACTTTTAAATAGGAGATATACTAATGGTTTCTATGACAACTGACCTAAATAATAGGTTTTTGCAAGTGCCACAGTATGCAAGCAGCTACGATTTTACTGCTGGAAATGCTCCGCTGATGACTGTATCTGGTTTGCGTAGGACTGTAGAAGCTATTACAGATTCTACTAAGACTTTAGTTGCAGCAGATTCGGGAAAAATTTTCACTCTGGATCGTGCAGGAGGAATTGCTATTACTTTACCTGCTGCTGCTGCAGGATATTTCTTTGATTTCGTTGTAACAACTACTTTCACTGGAACTTGGCAGATTGATGCTGCTTCGGATGCAGATGTATTACAGGGTGGTTGTTGGATCGTAGACAAAGATAATGTAGATAGCCATGTAGCTGTTAACGCAGGTGCTACGATTGGTTTTTCTACTCCTGCTGCTGCTGACCATCAATTTGTTGCTGATGGAGATACGAAAGGCCGATTTCTCGGAAGTCGCTTAACGTATCTAGCTGCAAGTGATTCTAAATGGATCGTTGATGGTGTTATTTTCGGAGATGGTACTTTAGCATTACCGTTTACTTAATACTGTATAAGTTTAATTATTCAATACTTGCTGTAACAGGAGTATTGTATAGATCTTTAGGAGGATACTATGAATGATTTAAGTAAAATGTTCATTGGTTTTGACCGTATGTTTGACCAAATGTTTACAACTGTAAATAAAACAACCTATCCACCCTACAACGTGGAAAAAGCAGGTACTAACGAATATAAATTGTCTATGGCTGTTGCAGGATTTTCATCAGATGACCTGACAGTTACTACACAAAAAAATACGCTTAGTATCTCCGCTAATAAACAGGAAAAAAATGATTGCGATTATACATGGAAGGGAATTGCTAACAGAAATTTTCGTAAAGATTTTTGCCTAGCACCTAACATGAATATTACAAACGCCAGATTAAAAGATGGGTTACTGGAGATAGACTTAGAAAAAGTTATTCCAGAAGAAGAGAAAGAAAAAATAATTGCAATATCAAAGGAGTAGAAAATGAAAATACTTGCTGCCATTTTATTGTCTGTAGCTATTACACTCGGATCGACTGCAGGATTTGCTAATTCAAATAAGAGTGGTACTGTACCTGAACAAGAGCATTTAGAAATGCTATATCCTACAGTTCTTGTAAGAGTAGGTAACGGTACAGGTTCTGGAACTGTTATACACTCAGAATTGAACGAAGAACAAAAGTATGAAAGTTACGTTCTTACAAATTGGCATGTCGTTCAAAACTATGTAAAAATTACTAAAGTATGGAACTCGGACAGACAGGAAAATGTCGAGACTGAAAACCGCAGACCTGTTAACATAGATATGTGGGAGTATAATAATTTCAGTACGGCTGTAGGTACTATGGGAAGGCTTGCACATATCGTAGCTTATGATAAGAGCAGGGATCTTGCTTTACTACAAGTTGCAGATAAAGAAAGACAGATGCCTCATGTAGCTACTCTATACCCAGAAGATAAAGATAACGGCCCTTGGATATTTTCAACTGTATACGCAGTAGGTGCAGGACTGGGTAAACCTCCTTTTCCTACTATGGGATTACTTTCTGGATACGGAAGAGATAGAGATGGTAATAATTTATATCTTGCATCAGCCCCTATAATTTTTGGTAATTCTGGAGGAGCTTTGTACGTATACAGCCCCCGTAGAGAGTACGAACTTATTGGTGTGCCAAGTATGGTTTCCGCTTACGGATGGGGATCGGTTGTGTCACATATGGGTTGGGCTAGGCCGATATCTGAGATTAGAATTTTTTTAAGAGCTAATGGTTTTGGTGAAAAGATACTTGGAGATGAGCCTGAAATAGAAGAAGATGAGTAATGGTTGGTAATCTACAAAGATCTGTAAGACTAGTAAATGCTGCTGTAAATTTAACCAGTACAAATTTAACTACTATCTATACAGTACCTGCTAAAACTACAGCTATAGTTCGGGAAATGTTCATAGCTAATTATGATAGCAGTGCTAGAAATTTAAATATCCAATGGACAGATACTTCTGCTAGTGCAACTTTCAGTCTTATACATGATAAACAAGTAGCTACTGATGATTATTTAAGACTTGATAATTTAAATGTATACTTAGACGCAACAGACGTTTTAAAAGCTCAAGCTGCTACTGCTGATGCTTTTTATGTATCTGTATTTATAGAAGAATTATTTACACCTATCTTGTAAGGATCAATAATGAACTATCTTACTTTATTTAACAATATAATGAGAGAATTAAATGAACCTACTATTTCAAGTAGTGTAAGTGGACAATCAGCTTCTTTTCATGTATTCATTGGAGATACAATAAATAAAGCTATTCGTGATATAGATTTACACCAAGTAGAATGGCCTTGGAATTATACATCTGCTGAGTACGCTCTTATTCAAGGTAAAGAAGTTTATAAGCATCCAGTTAAACTTACTATAAGTGGAGGTTCGGGAACTTTTAGAAAACATGAACGTATCACGGGGGGTACATCCTCTGCTGTAGGAATTGTACAGGTTTCTGAAACTAGCTATTTAGTTGTAGAACCCCTCTCTGGAACTTTTTCAGCAGAAACTATTACGGGTGTTCTTTCAGGTGCTACACGAACAGTAGGGACTGTAATAAATTCCAGACATGTAGAATATGATAATATGATTCTAGAACCTAGAAATGTTTTAGAAGGTGGAGAATTTGAAGTTTCTACTGACTATAGTAACTACTGGACTTCCCGTTCTAGCAATCCAGCAGGTACAACTACTTCTGGTACTCCTGCTTTTAGTAATGAGCATAATGGCTCTGTTATATTGAACGATGGAACTATAGATACCCAACTGTATGATGCAGATGGTAAAACTGACCTATCCGAAGGAGAAACTTATCGAATAAATGTTCGGTTTATTTCTGGAGATACCAGTGCTACTACAGCTACTTTAAAGGTATACGCAGGTTCTTCTTCAGATAAAGATGCCGACCTTGCTACCTCTTTTACAACTACTAATTTAGGATGGGGTAAAACCTATACCACTACTTTCACACCTTCTACACAAACTCCCTTTCTAACTCTTTCAAATGAAGCTAGTGAAAATGTGCATGTAGATTTTGTAACAGTTTCTCTGGATGAAGAGGGTAAAAAATTAGATTTTATCACATGGGAAGAGTACAGTTCTAATCACAGGGCATACGATAGTAAGCGTGATCCCAACAGATACAGCACACCTTCTGTTGTAACTAAAAGTTTAAACAATGAAATAATAGTATCGCCAGTACCAAAGAGCGGTGGGCATAATTTAAAATTTGATTTTTGGGATGAGCCTACAGAATTATCTGCAGATACA